GCAGTAAGTACTGCATTCGAAGTTTTAAGTAAAGCTAATGCAGCTGACAGAATGATAAAAGCTTCTGAAATGCTTAGTATACAGATGGGGGCTAATCTTAAAAATATTAGTAAAAATTTACAAGAAGCTACAGATTATTCTTTAAGTTTTCAAGAAGCTACCCAATTCACTAATATGGGTATTGCTGCAGGTATTGCGGGGAAACAAATTGAAAATTTAACTAGAATTGCTAAAGGTGCCGCATCAGCACTTGGCAGAGATACGGGTGAATCTATCAGACGTATTATTACAGGTACTGCTAAACAAGAACAAGAAATTTTAGATGAATTAGGTATCTTTGTTAAAGCCAAAGATGCTTACAAAGAATATGCTGCAAAATTCGATATTAAAGGTGGTGCAGACGCTTTAAGTGCTCAGCAAAAAGTTTCTGCTTATGCAAATGCTGTAGAAAAAGCAGGAGAAAAGTGGAAAGCATTCGCAGATATTCCTGATCCTTTTAGTAAGTTTAAAGCCAAAGGTTCCGAGGCACTACAAGAATTATTAAGTAATATTAATAAATTAATAACACCTATAATATCTTTCTTAGCAGAATCTAGCGATAGAATTAAAGCCATAATGGTATTAATATCTGTCTTGTTAGTTAGAAGAGCGCTACCAGAATTAAAAGGTTTATTTACAAATCTATTTACTTTTGACGCAGCTCAAGCTAAAGCAGCAGGTGACGTAGCCAGACTAACGGCGGTAAAACAGTATGCGGATATTACTTCTGCATTGGAAGCTAAACAAGCAGAACGTGCAGCTTTAATGAATAGACCTACCAGCAGTACAGTAGCACAAGCAGTGGGAGGTTTAGCTTCTGTTAAAGGAGTACCCGGAGGTATTAATGTAGCTTCCCTATCTTCAGCTATTGCTGCTAAAGATTTAGTTACATATACTTCTATACATGGTATACAAACAGAAATAGCTAGAGATATAGCCAAACAATTGGCTTTAGAAGCAGATAAAACAGGTTTGATACAAAAACAAATTGATTTAGGTATACTATCTAAAGCTGCAACAGTAGATAATATAATCTTAGGTAAAGAATCTATTATAGTTTCCGAAAAGCTTCTGTTAGAAGCTAAGAGTAAGGCAATAGTAGAGGCCGAAACTTTAGCGTTACAAACCAAACAATTAACTTTATCTAAAGAATTAACAGCTATGGGCGCTGCGGGAGGGAAAGTACCCTTAGGCCCAACTGGAGGAGCTCCTACAACTGCAGGAACTCCTGTGACTCCTATTGCTAGCGCAGCTGGAGCCATAGCAGCAACTAAGGCTGAAGATGATCTAGCAGCAGCCCGTCTTAGATCCGGAGCAGCTGCAGGAGTATCCGGAGCAGCTGCTACAGGATTAGTAGTAGCTACTACAAGGGTAACAGTAGCTACTGTAGAAGCAGTAACTATGACTCAAGCATTTAATATGGCTTTAGCAAAAAGTGCTGCAGCTCATGAGAGATTAGCTACAACTATGGGGTTGGGTACTATAGCAAGCCTAAGAATAATGGGGAGTGTACTAGCTCAATCCTTTATGAGTATACTCAAATGGGAAGCAGGTATAGGAGCAGCAGCTGTAACAGCTACAGTATTTGGAAATGCCGTAGTATTTGCGGGAGTAGCTGTAGGTACATTAGCTAAAGCATTTATGCAATTTTTAGGCCCTATAATGTTAGTATGGGCTGCCTGGGATATATTCGGCGATAAAATCAAAGAACTATTAGGTATTAGTACTGACCTTACAAAAAAGCAAGAAGAATTAGACAAACAAAACAAAACTAGTAATGAAACTATAGGATTAATGGGGGCCTCACTTGACTTATTAAATACCAAACGTAAAGACCAGATTCAAACTTATGAAGATTTAGCAGCCGCTCATAGAATAGAAGCATCAGCTATGCAAGAAGCAAGAGCTGCTTTTGATGCTGCATCCAAAGCTGAATCAGACGTAACTAAACAATCTTTATTAGATGCTGCTAAAGCTGCTGCTGCCAAAAGAAACGATGTATTTAGTGAACGTGCTTATTTCTTTGAGCAATTGGCTAATAATACTGAACTAACAGAAAGTCAGAGAAAAGAATACAAGGAGCAAGCAGTTTTATTCCAGAATTTTGCAAATGGTAGAATAGCAATGTTGGATAAAATAAAGACTGCCGAAGATGCTGCAGGGGGTGCTAGGGCTAATAGAGATTATCTTAGAAGCCAGAACTCACCTGTAGCTTCCGAACAAGCAAATACTAAAGTAGTAGCTGCAGATAAGGAAGCTGCAGAAGCGAGAAATAGATTAACTGATTCTACTAAAGAGCTAGATGCCGCTGGTGTAAAACTTTTAGATAATAATAAAGCGCGATTAGAACAATCTCAATCTTTAGACGCTGCTACTTTAAAAAGCTCTGCCGTAATTACAAAAGGTTGGGAAGATGTAGAAAAACGTAGAAAAGAAATAGCAGATCCAACATCTAAAATAAAAGATGTTAAAGTTGAAGAAATGAGAACTAACTTAGTAAAGTTGTTCGATATGACTGGTAGTGTAATGCAGCAAGAAGGTCGTCGTAAGATAATATTAGACTCTCTAACTGATGCTCAGAAAAATACTGTAGAGGGTACTAAATCACATGCTAAAGCAGTTTTACTATTAAATATATATACTGCCTCGTTAGAAAAAAATGATAAAGATTTAATTAAAACATTAGCAGATGTAAAAGATGCTATGGACGAGCTATTCGGAGCTGTTGAAAAATCACTAAAACAAGCCCCTTTCAGAGCCTATACGGATGCTGCTGAAGCTGGTTTTATTAAGTTAAAGGCTGAAATTAATAAAACTGGTCTAGACATAAAACGTACAGATATGGAAATAGCAAATATTTCAGCAATAGATGCTAGAATTAAATCAATTCAAGGTTACTCAAATGCATTACAAATTGCAGCCTTGAATAAAGCAAGAAATGATAAAGCAGACCTAGAATTTACTAATGCAAATAAAACCGCTCAGTTAGAGTATGATAGAATAATAAGTAAAAAAGATCAAGAAGGCGATCCTAAAGCAAGAAAGCTTGCTAACGACGCAGCTTTAGTTGCACTTAATCTAGCAAAAGAAACTGCAGACTTAAATAAAAAAGCAGCACTTGCTGGCAATGTAAGTGTAAATATTAATGATAAAATAGCTGTATCCTTAGCAGTAATTGGAAAAAGATATGAAGAAATTGACCGCACAATATCTGTAATTATTGCAAAAAATAATGCTACCCTAACTTTAGACAAAGCTAGGGTAGATGCACTATCTCAACTCAATGCTTACTCCGAAACAGGGCTAGCACTTAGAACCCGTTCATTAGAGGCTGCTAAAATAGAATCAGATTATCTACAAGCCACATCCCAAGCGCAGAAAGATAAAGATAAAGCTCAAACAGAGTTAAATGCTAAAATACAAGACAGTACTAAATTAACAGAAGAAGAAAAAATAGCGCAGGATGAGATAAAAAGTATATACGATACAAAAATAGCTTTAGCTATTATATCAAATAAACTAGCGCAGGAAACTTTAAAAATATCTACAGAAACTAAATTGAATCTAGCTGCCCAAAATGAACTCGTAGAAAAACAGAACTTTGCACTTAGCCAATTAGAAACATTAAAAGCAAGAGAACTAATAACTAATGACGAGTACTTAGCCAAGAAGAAATTATTATCACTAGCTAGTTTAGAACAAGCCGCAGATAGGGAAAAGGGGCTAGCTATTAAAGCTCTTACGGCAGATTTAGTACCATTAGGCGAAAAATTAACAGCATTAAGCATAGTAGGTGCTGATACTACAGCACTAGATAACGAAGTTAAAGCAACAAGAGCTGCAACAACTGCCAAGTTAGAAGGTATAGATAGAGTAAAAGCGGCTAAAGTAGATCAAGCTAAATGGGATGCTAATCAAAATGAACGTCAAATAGGATACACTGAAACTTTTAAAACCGCTTTTAGTTCTATGAGCGATGCAGTTGCAGAATTTGCTAAAACTGGTAAACTAAACTTTAAGAGCCTAATTGACGATATGCTAGCCAATTTGATAAAGCTTGAAATGAATATGGCGATGAAGAAGATGGTAGGAGAAGGAGGGTTCGGAGGATTAGCTACTAAAGCTATTGGCTATTTATTTGGAGCACCTGCAGTACCTAGCGGTAGTTTCGATACTATGCCGGGCTCGGGTGCTGGTAGCGATCCTCGTATGAACAATGCAAAAGGTGGTGCTTTCGACGGCGGAATCAAAGCTTTCGCAATGGGCGGAGCATTTGCCAATTCCATCGTAAGTTCGCCAACTATATTCAAGTTCGCCAGCGGAACTGGCCTCATGGGAGAAGCAGGCCCTGAAGCGATCATGCCTCTAAAACGCGACTCTAATGGCAATTTAGGTGTACGCGCAGGTAGTAATAACAGTGGTGGAAATGTAGAAATAGTAGTTAATAACTATGGTAATCAACAAGCAACTACTAAGGAATCTACCGATAGTAGGGGTAATAGAAAAGTAGAAGTCATGGTTGGTGATATGACTGCGGGAGAAATTAACCGCAGTGGAAGTAGTTCACAAAAATCAATTCAAAGTACTTATGGATTACAACCAGCACTAATTAGGAGATAATATGGCGTATTCGTACTCATGGGCAGGAACTGGATTACCGCAAAACCCTCAGAAGGGGTTTTCGGAAACAGGAGGAGTTTTAGTAATTAGGACTCCTACTGACCAGGGCCCTGCAAAAATGCGATATAGAGGTGCTAAACCTCAAGTATTAAGTATAAGTTTTTTAATGACTAGCGCCCAAGTAGTTCTCCTAGAAGCTTTTGTAAAAGATACTATTAAGGGTACGGCACGTTTTGGATTTCCGCACCCTAGACTAATTACTGCACTAGGAGCACCTCTTATGGTAGAAGTAAGAATGGTTCCACAAGGTAGCGGAGATTACTATAATTTAACATATACAGCTCCAGGTTATTGGAATGTAGCATTACAATTGGAAGTACTACCATGAGTCGCTTGACCTCACTGTCCCCAGAAGCTATCCTTGCTATATTTTCTCCGGATGCAGATAGTGACCTATTCATGCTAGTTACTATCTATGATCCTAATCCTGTTACGGTGTCCGCAGGAAGTTTTATAGTAGGTAAAACCTATAGTATTCTTAGTGTAGGTACTACTGATTTCACAAATACCAGCATAGGTGCTATCAGTAATGCCGTAGGAACTATATTTAGAGCTACTGGAGTAGGTACTGGTACTGGTACAGCATCAGATATTGTAGCTATGCGTTTGTGCGATGGATATACTAAACGTATATCTGAAACTGCTGATGAAGTTATTTATGGAGTAACCAGTAGGGGTAATGATTTTACATTTTTACCGATACAAATTACTTTGCCTCAGGAAGACGAAGCTCAAGCTCCTAAATGTACTATAACTTTAAACGATGTTACAAGGCACGTTACACCTTTAATTAGAAGTCTTACAGCATCTCCTAAAGTATTGTTAGAACTAGTTTTATCTAAAAACCCTACAACCCTAAATAGGGTTGAAGTATCTTTTTCGGGATTATATATAACTAACTTTACGTATAATGCAGATTCAGTTGTAGCTACTCTAGCAATGACTGATTATGAACGGGAACCCTTTCCAATGCATACATTTTCTCCTAAATACTTTCCAGGATTATTCTAATGTGGTCAAATAAATATGTAGGTATCCCATACAAAGCTAATGGTAGAGATGAAACAGGTCTAGACTGTTGGGGATTGGCACGTCTTGTTTACTCAGAGCAATTTAATATTAACTTACCTAGTTTTTCTACTGAGTATAGTATCTCTGATAATGCGCGTATTGAGGAATTAATTGATCAATATCGTGAGGGGTGGAAAGAAGAAACTACCCCCGAAGAAGGATGTGTAGTACTATTTAGAATCTTAGGGGCTGAGACCCATATTGGTATCGCAGTATCTAACACTCATTTTATTCATGTGCGTGAAGGTAGCGATGTAGCCATTGAAAGTTTTAGTTCCGTAAAATGGGCAAAACGTATTGGTGGTTACTATAAGTACTCTACTGGAGCTACTCTAAATGCAATCCCACATCCTTTAAAAACAGAACGTATAACTGTACCTATTCCAGAAGGTACTACTTTAACACAGTTATATGACTGGGTTAATAAAGAATGTAATATTAGTCCCGAACTGGCTAAAATCGTACATATTATTGTAAATACCAGAGTAATACCTAAAGACCAGTGGGATATTACAATTCTAAAAGATACTGACGTAGTAGAGTATCGTGCGGTTCCAGAAGGTGGAAGTACCGGACGCCTACTAATGACTTTAGCACTAGTAGTTGCTGTTGCGTCTGGACAAGCATGGCTACTGTCTACACTAGGCCCTAGTGTAGGTGTTGCAGGAGCTGTTGGATCCACTGTAGGTTATGGACTAACAGGATTTTCTCTCACTGCTGCCACTACAGCAGCAAATATGGGCGCAATGATGATAGGCGGAGCATTAATTAATGCTATCGCACCTATTAGGCCTCCTACACAAATTAACCCCGCACAAAGTGCCTCCCAGTTATTGATTACTGGAGCAGCTAATCAGATTAATCAATACGGTGCAATACCTGTAGTTCTAGGTAAAATGCGTATAACTCCACCTATAGCTGCGGCATCCTTCATGACGTATGGTGGACTACGTAGTAAAACTGCAGTAGTCTATGCATTCAAAGCCAGTCCTACTATTCCAGTAGATACCCCCGGATCCTTCGTATATACTTTTAGTACTGGTGTATACATGCGGGATCTTTCATATTTTGAAAATGGTTCGGGATGGTACAGAAATCCACCAACAGGAATAGTAGGTAAGATATGGGTTGTTGCAACTTCAGCGGTTAATGTCCCCTTAAATTCAGAAGGTATAGCAGAAACAGTAGCATCAAAAGGTAATCCAGATGCTGTATTTGCTGGTAATGTGTGGTCTACTCCAATAGAAGTATTACCCAGGACTGGCTCATTATCCACTATATCTCCTGTTGAGGGACTACAAGCAGCCACAGTAATATTATATCAACGTACTGCTTTAGGAGCATCTCCAAGCCTTATTACTTACATAGATACACAATATAACTTTTCTAGTAAAACAGTAACAGGAATTCCTTCTAATAGTCTATGGACTACTAATCCCGATCCTACTAATTCTACAGGTGCACTACTCTGGTCTATGATAGCTACTCCCTGCTCGTTCGATGCAGTAGTTAATATTCCCTGGCAAGGATGGACCGCACCTAATTGCATCTATGAAGATGCTACTAGCTATAATTATTCAGAATCTTACCTAACCATGATGTTAGGTTGGGGTTACGGGCCTTTAGCTATTGATGAAAATTCTTTATGTATTGGCACTACTCCTCTAGCAAACTATCATGATGTAGCCCAGTCTACTATTAATTATATAGCCCCTCCTAATGAAACTAAACTTAAAGAATTTAAATCAATTTATAGTAGTTTAGTGCAACAAGATCCTATAGGAGTAGAACTACTATTTCCAGGATATACTAATGTGGTAGTAGGGACAGGTAAAGGTGATGCCGCATTTACTACTACTACATCTGTTGATTACGTTGGACAAGATGCATTTACTACTACTACTACTACACAGGTATCAAATGCGCAAAGTGAGCCAATATTTGCACAAAAAATAGTGGATAATGCTGGCGGCACTCTATGGACTACTAAATTTATTGCACCTTTAGCTATTGATGGAGTTATTAGACCTGTACAAAAAGTAACTATAAATATTCAGTATCCTAACGGTCTCAGAAGAGTATATAGCCTTGGTAAGCATGCTGGAACTACTTTCCCAGCGGTACATAAAATACAATACCAAGTACGTTATAATTCTGATATTAGTGCTTCTTCTACTACTCCTACAGGTTGGACTGATTGGTCTGTTCTTAATACTATTGATCCTACTTCTTCAGCTCCTGTAGTAGATGGATTTACCGCCGTTATCCCTATTACTATATCTCAGGCTAGTTTACCCTTTGAAATTAGAATACGCAGAGCAGTTCCTAATGAAGGTC